GCCACCGCTCTGTAGACATTATTACCATTGTATACAAGGTCACCTTGATCATATGCAGTGCTGGTTGTCCATTCAGTCAGCATTTTTGCCGAATTTAATGTGAAATATTCAAACCAATACTTATTGTCGTATACTTGCACATTGATAGTTTTTTCAAATCCATTATCACCAACACTAACAGTAATAGTATCATCAACCTTAACATAGTGATTATCTGTAGTTGAAACAGTGACACTAGTCACATCATCCGCATCAGTGGCATAAGAAATGCTACTAACTGTGGATCCAGTAACTCCAGAAATAACTGCACTCAATCCAGAACCACCTGTGTTAGTTTCATCAAACACTAAGCGATCGTTTACCTTATACCCTTGACCGCCACCTTCAATTAAGTATTGATCAATACCTTTTGAAAAATACTTGTTAGTTGATGAAACGAACAGAGAATCTGCTTGGTTTCCTTTAATTAATGGGAAGTAAGCAAAGTAACCAATACCATCTTCGTCTAACTGGAAAAACTCACCAGTCTCAAGAGTAATGATAGTTGTAGTGTCCTCTAATGCAAGATTAAAGAACTCAATATCAGTTAGTTGCTTTCTCTTTACAGTTAAGTTGTCAACTGAAATATATGGACCTTTGTATCTAACTGCATCATCAGTAAAGTTTTTCTGGAGTCCATTTCCATTCCAATTGACTTCATCTGCTTGTCCATAGAATTGTGGACCAACAAAGTATGGAAACTTAGGTCTACCAGTTACACCATCAATAGTACAGAAGTATGCATATGTTCCATTTGGATATTCTGGAGTAACACAGAATCTACCATTATATTCATCTAGATCTCCAAGTCCCTCTACATATTCAAAATCTTCAATATAACTTCCAATTGGATCTGCTAATCCATCTAGAAGAGAATCTCTAGATGATTTCTTTCGATAGCTTGTGGAAAGTAATTTATACTCGTTAAATGGATCTTTGTTTTCTGGATCTTTGAAACCATATGGACCATAGATAGGATGTCCATCATACGCCCAACCGAGAACAGGAGAGTGTTTTGTTGGATTTAATTCTTGATATGTATTGCTGATATTATCCTCTAGGATAAATCTTAGTGCTTTGGGATTGAACATGTGTCCATATTCAGCACCATAAATTAAAGAGTTGATACCCTGGAAAGATCCTCCGTTAGCATAGTCTAACGTCTTTCTTGGTGTGTATGTATTTGCGGGTACACCTAATTCATTTGCATTAGCAGCTTCATTAAAAGACAGTTCTGTTAGTTTAGTATTGAATACTGCTCCTTCTCCAGGGTAGACGATAAAAATATCTGTTTTACCCGCACTATACCCAACACCTTTGTTAGTAACCACAATATTGGTTACTTGATTGGTGGTAGTATTCACTTGTGCAAATGCACTAGCACCTACACCATCACCAACAATTACTACGTCGGGTGGACCATAATATCTTTCTCCGCCAAACGTTACAATGATACTTTCAATCTTGCCGTTAAGGATTGATGGATAAGCAACCGCTCCATTTCCAGAAATAAGTTTTAAGAATGGGGGATCTTCATATTTGCTACCAGGATCAGTGATAGTTACAGTGTCAATTGGACCCCTAACCACTGCAGATGCCGCTGCACCGCTTCCTCCACCTCCAGTGATAGAAACGGTAGGAACGCTAGTGTAACCGCTGCCAGAGGACGTTACAGTGATGGATGTGACGCTACCGTTGGTGATGTTACATGTAGCGGATGCTGCTTTAGTTGCAGCTGCTCCACCACCAATGATAGCGATGATTGGTTCGGAAGTATATCCACTACCACCATTAGTAACATTAATACTAATAACTCTACCATCAATGGATACTGTCGCTGCAGCAGGATCACCTTGATATTCCCAACGGACTTGAGAAAGCTGTACAATTCCAGATGTATGTGTTGGATACACATCAGTGGAAGTGATGCCATTATCTAAACACTTATATCGATTTCCGTTCCACTTAACAATAGAACCAATTGCATAAGTTCTACCTAAAATATAATCCGATTCAAATTCTACCAGAGGTGGGTTGGTAATATCATAACCGTCACCACCAGCAACTTTTTCAATACTTTTAAGTCCACCAAAAGTTTTCTTCTCAGAACTCTTATAAGAGAAGAATGGGACACCATTTACGCCAATTGCAACTTGACCGACTGGTGTGTCTTGTTTTGTACTCTTTGTTTGTGGATTTCTTGGAATTCTCTTAAGATATCTCTGGTTTCCAGGCACTTGATCGCCAGAACCAAATGGACCAATTTTATGAGATGGGATGCCTGAAGAAGCAACGATTACGTTGTCATCACTTCTATATGTGTTTTGAATGTCTGTAGTAAAGTCAGAAATTTGACTGCTAATACTTGTGAAGTCACTCTTACCAAAAGAAAACTCTCTTGTAGCAATAAAATCTTTTGATACACCTTGCAGAGGAGTTGTGGGCAAAGTGATGTTAAATGTTTTGGAAGATCCAATACCATCTACAGAGAAGGTGGAATTGTAAACGTCTTCGTCGCAATTTAAGATTTCAATTCTATCTTCACGAATTAATCCATGATCTTCTTTTGTAGTAATCGTTGCAGTTACCGTACCATTGGCATTTGGGGTTGCAAGTACAATAGATGTCCCCGTAAATGCTCTTCTAACGTTATATACAAAAGTATCCCAAACAGTTTCAATACTATCGAATCCTGGAGAAAGTGGAGTGGTAATTTTACTTTCAGGAAGATAATACTTACCACCACTATTCAGAATAATTCCTCTAGTGCCACCAAACATAGAAATGGTGATTTCTGATTTATCTACGTTTGATTGACCATAAACCTTAAACGCAGAGATGACAGATTGTCCTGCAATATGCTCATCAATCGCAGTATTGTCTCTACCTCTAGTACAACCTAAAAACTGAGTTAAAGTTTTTTCGGTATATGAAATAATTTCATTTTCAATACGGAATTTGCCATTTTGCTCTGGCCAACCTAAAGTAGAGTCAACTGTAATTACATCATCAGTGACTTGATTGCCTACTCCGAATGAAAGTGTTGTTTTATATGGAGTAACGAAAGATCCTTCAGAATTATTGGTATCTACGTCAATTTCGTAAATTACACCTTCTTCAGTAAAGATTTCTACAACACCCTTTACATAAATTCTTGCAAAATTGACATCTGGGTCAGTTGGATCATCTTCTTGAATTAAAACTTCACCAGTCAACTCCATTGGGTTGCCAGTTAGTTTCTGAGCTCTAATAACTTCCCTAGAAACGTAAAATGCGTCCGATGGTTTGAAGATTCTATCCCTAGGATATGAAATTTCCGACTCAACGCCGAAAATCGTCCTCATGATGAATTGGAACGATCTAGTTGTACCCTTAGCCGAATAAAAATCCTTAATTCTCTTTATAACGACATTTTCATTAGTTCCAGGGAAAAAATCCTTTGGATATGAAGCAAGAAACTGTTCTTTAAACTTTTCTAGAATGTAAAGTGGAAACGTATTGTTTAAATTTTCTACAGTAGTTCCACTAGAGTGTGCAGCAGATACAGTTTCGCTAAAATTAAATTCTGCAACAGTTCCAACACTACTTACGCCAGAAAATCCCCTAGAGCAGTTAAGGAGAGAGGTTGCACTTTTGCCATTATAGTAAATGATCTCATCATCTACTTTGACAAGTCCCTCTTTGGGAAAATCCGCTGTTGTCTGAACGTCTAGCGTAGTGGTAACAGAATCGATTGTAGAAATGAGAGTAGTTGTCTTTACTAGGTTCTCATATTTGTCGATATTATAATATTCATCCCAATTTTGGACAATATCAATTGGATTGCCCTTTAATTCTTGAGATTTATAGTATGCCTTTATAAAGTCAATAAAAGTCTGATAATCCTCCTTGACAAAGGAAGGAAACTGAGAAAATACTCTGTCAGAAATCTGAGACCTTGATTCTGGACTTACCTCAGACGGAACTGGTGGTACAGTTGCCTGTGTCTGAGGAGTAGTCCAAGAACTGACTTTCCAGGAGGATGTTGGCATGTTCTATTTTAGTTATAGCTGGACTCTAAGTTAACTCCAGTTCCAGAAATATTGGAACCACTGCTAATCACGTCTTCAACAATGCTGACGACTGTATTATCTATGCCGATAGTAAGATAGGTTTCTCTGAGAGAAATTAAATCATTTGTTTTAGGAACTGCACTAATACGAATCTGCTCTACGTCGTATGGAGTAGATGAAATCGTCAAATCGTTAATAACAATTTCTCCAAGATTATAATCAACAGTTCCCCACAAACCATCCTCAAATTGCTTTTCACCGTTCTCTTTAACGAAGAAAAGTTTGAGTTCTCCCAATCCATCATCTTGCAGATAATACGTATTAACTGTATCTCCCACTCTCTTAAATCCAGTTGTGGTTACAGATGGAGAATCAGTCGAGGCATAGATCGAATTGCCATAGCAAATCTTATAGTTTACTCTTGCATTGAGAGTAACATCGACATTCTTCCTCATTTTCAACTTTGTGATGTTGGAAGTAAATGATGGATCGGAATCATCGATGATTTTTTGAATTTTGGAGTATTTAAACTTACCACCAAACTTATTAAACTCGGATCCACTATTTAAGATTCCCAAAGCAGCAATTACGATATTTTTTAATTCTGCCTGTGTTCTCTTTGTTAGATTTGGGTTGAAATATACAAAACTAGTTAGATCAATATACAGAATAGAAGGATCAATGATTTTTGGTTCAATTGCAGCAACAGAATACTCTCTCAACTTCTTGAGAATGTTAGTTTTCTCAGAAAGAGATAATTTTTGTGCATTTTGGGGTTTGATTGCCAAAAATACCTTTCCATATTCGGGAGGATCTGCTTCTTCTCCGCCATATGCGGCGATTGATTGGATATTTGGGTAAATCTGTGGCAATAAGACTTCATAATCTCGTGTTGAGACTGCTCTTCCAAAAGAAGAGTAGAATTTAGGTGCAGAAAACTTAATTTCTTCAGTAGATTCCTGAATGGCACCGCCATCTGGAGCAGAAACCAGTGATGCGGTAATTCCAGTAGTAATAGTGTTGGAATTATTGTCTTTTAAGGTTCCAATAAAATCAAAACTAGTTAATCCGTTTGCACCGTTTCCTGTGCTTGTAGTATATGTTACAGAAACAACGTCATCATTCAATAATGCTTTGCCGACGATGTTATCACCAAAAAGAATTTCTGGTCTTCCGTACTCAGACTCTTCTAAGAAGAAGACCTTCGAGGTTCCATCAATTTTAGTAATATCAGTTGCTTTCAAATATGATTCTGTTGTAGTGCCCGTGGTGACAGTTACTTTAAGAGTTGTCGTATCAGCACTTTCATTGGTGAGAATGAATCTTTGTCTCTCACTTGTATCTCTGATAAAAGTGTCTGTTAAAAACACACCTTCATATAAGTTTAAGTTAGAGAATGTAGCGATTCCACTTAAACTGTTAACAGATACAGTTTGATCTGAGTCTGTAGAAAATACAAAGTTATTATTATCTGGTCCAGTAAAGTTCAATACCAGACCTTGGAATAAAGTTACTGTTTTTGGATATGGGAATGTTGTCTGAACGTCAATATTGACTGGAGTAATTGCAGATCGAGAACTCTTGGGAGTGTAACCAATCATCCTCGCCAACTTAACGACGTTTTCTCGTAAAACTGCCGTTTCTAAAAAGTTTTCATTGACAATCAGGTTTGAGTTGATTGCACTGTAGTAAGTATTGTAAGCAAGAACGTCTAGAAGAACCGTTAAAGACGATCCTTCAAAGTCATAATCAGAGAATTGACTCTGAGACTTGAGGTATTGCTTAATTTGTGCTTTGATCTCGTTAAATTCTAACGAGTTTACCTGATTAAATGCCATTATGGTTTAAATACTAAATCTAGATTGTCAACTTTAGGCTCGATACCAAGTATCATATAAGATACACTACAATCCAACTGATTAGTATCCTCTGTGAACTTCACTAAAACGCTATAACAAACTACTCTAGGTTCGTAGGTGTTGATACTATTTCTGATTGCATCTTGAATCTCTCCTGCAAAAGATTCATCATAGTTTTCAAAAAGTTTACTTATGATGTTGCCGCCAAACCGAGGTAGAAATGGTTTTTCATGAAAATTGTATCTAACGATGTTTTTTAGTGACTCTTTGATTGCTTTTTCGTTCTTAAGAGTCTGAACGTCGTTAGTTATAGGATTTTTTTCAAAAGACAGGCTAAAGTCTCTAAATGATTTTGAAACAAACGCCATTTCTACAGATCGACCATGAGTTATTTATCACGGTTTCTGAACCTACTCGTGCCAACGCTCAACATAGTCGTCAAATCCGTCTTTTCCTCCGCATGGGCGTGATAGACGGTCTTTTGGTGGCGTATTTTTCGCTTTTTTTGCTCTATTAAGATATTTGTCGGACCTTGGATCGGTAATTAGAGTCATTCCAGACTCAATAAAGTCTTTTCCCAAGTCTGTTCTGTGATTTCCCATTAAAAAAACCTCCTAAAAGTCCATTTTAGAACTTTTAAAGAGGTTTCTATCTCCCTTCTATTTATTTTCCTTGTCCGCGATACATTTTTTTCGCTTTGTTACGCGCAGTAGCAGCGTATTTTGTGTTTTTAGACGATCCCTGACGAGTCATTTTTGGTTTACCAGGGGTATAACCAGTTTTTACGAGACCAGTTTTCGCTTTTGCCATTAGAAATCAGCTGTTTACCAGTAAATTGTAAGGTTTTTGGGTGAGTTTGTCAAGTCATCCGCCGATATAGACCTTTTTTGCACCTACAGAGAGTCCATGGTTACCCACTGCATCGCCACAATTGATATCAGAACCCAATTTTCCGCAGGAAATGTTATTTACATACACATTTGACGACCCAGTAGAGATCGCTCTCTGGGATCCTGCGTGTACTGTGGTCCCACAAGTGTGTGGAGCGTACTGATCACCCACTCTACCGACTAGCATATTGCCTGAATAGACGTTCTGAGACGACTGTACAAGCGCCGTAGGAGGGAAACACCCATGCCCAGTGCTAAATCCACCCAAAACTGCTGCTGTAGTCTTTGCCATAGTTAATATCTAGTGTTGTTTGCAAGGATATCGAGCATCTTATCGCGCCCTAAGTCCCAATTGTTCAAAATATTCTGAGTTACATTATGTGTATATGTAGTTGGAACACCTGCACAGAGGGTTCTAATCTGATATGTGTAGGTAACTACTCTAGATGACCTGAAATCTGGTTTGTATCTAATCAATGTGTCTATAGGATTTGGCATATCTTGCTCATATTGACCACCAGTCGTGTATGCATCTGGTTGTACACTGTCTTTCGTGATGCTATAGATCCTACCCCCATCAGAAATAGAACTCTCTAATTCGGTTATAGGAGTGTGATTAGACTTTCCTGTGGTATCATCTCTATACTCCCATTCTCTCTCATCAAAATAAGTCTCGTTCAACGTGCCGATCGCTGAGATCGTTAGAGACGTGGACGGGGTTGCGGTAGGTATATACGTGAAATTACCCACAGGAAAACCAGGATCTAAACCTGGATTAATCCCTGTGGGTAGAGATGGGTTAACTGCTGTCAGAGTCACGTCTACAAGCGTCTCTAAGGGTCCTACAGCAGGGGGGCACTGCTCTAGGATCACTGTGATAGTATCGCTGAATGCGACGCCTATCGTAGCGTCATTAAAAGTATACTTAGATAGTATTGCCATACCTTAGAGACTACGCGGGGTTTACGCGATTTTTTTACATGTCAAGACTATTTAAGCGTTCTTCGTGGTCACAAACAATATCTACCAGTTTCTCATACTCATTTGAACCAGGACGCCTCATCATCATCTTGGATTCATTCACACGCTTTTCTAAGGCATTCACACGCGCCCATAAAAGATCTAACTCAGCATCATACCTGAGTCTTCCAGGTTCTTCATTCACATGATCCATTTGTCAGTTTCTCCTTACCTACAAATTGTTCTTCAAGATTGTAATTCATTACCCAATTGTCAGTTACCACATAGTAACCATTAATAGACTCTCCATCGCACTGGAAGCCATACCCTCTCACTTTCTCACAGATACCGTCAATACAAAATGTCTTGTCACTGTGAAGATACGAGTGATACCTTTCGTCCAGATTGATCATACGGCTACCGCTCCCTTCAAGTTTGGTGGAATACCTTTCAGGTTAATTATAGTACCTTCTAAGGGTTTTGCAAGATTCTTTGCAATGCTTAACTTGTCACGTTTCACACTTGCTTCCTTTGCTGTCCATGTCTCATAGAATTTTTCTTTGTCAGATGTGATCTCTGAGGGATGAAAAAATCTACGAGAAATTTTTTCAAAGGGGCGTTCTCGCATCACTTCAATATCTATGCCGATTGGCATGGAAGCTACCGCAACTGCCACGAAGTCGGCACTGTCGGATTTGTTCCAATGCACGATGGCAGGTTTTTTGCAACTCAATTTACCCTCCAAGAAATCTGCGATACAAGCTCGGACGATCTTGGAATGACTGATCTGGGGCGACTCGAAAAGGTATACAAGAAATTTTTCACCCAAAAAAATTTCTGA